AGGGCTGGGACAGTAACAACGTTAACTTTCGAGACCATGTTCGTGTTGGTGATCTTATCATTGAAGGCTTTGTTATGTGTGGCTATCTTACTATATCGGTAGGACACATGAAAAGCCGTAAGCCAGTTACAATCCATGCCACTGAGAAGTGGGGTGAAATGGATGCGTTAGCTGGAAGAACACCTTGCATTAGCGAAGAAATTATTTCTCCGATTACTGGTTTGATACAAGCTAACGGTCGAAGTGTAATTAAAACGTGGGATAGATCTAAAGAATATCTCTTTATTAAACATAAAAATGCACCGTTTGTAAAGGCAATTGATAAGCTTCAAGCAACTCGTTATCGGGTTAATAATGAAGTGTACAAAGCTATTAACGAAAACTTATTTATGTTTATTAAGGAAGAGACATTTTCAGGTGAAGATAAAGAAGAAAACGCTAAGCTGTATCAGCGTCAAGCCTCTAAAAATCGAGAGATAAAAGAAGTAATGGCAATTGCTGAGAAGTGGCTAGACAAAGAGTTTAGCTTTTATATCGATGCAGATTATCGTGGGCGGTTATACTATAGCGAACCCTTCTTTAACTTTCAAGGTGCCGACATTGCAAGAGGTCAATTGTTGTTTGCTAATGGTAAACTCTTTGATGCCTCAGCTAGCTTCTGGTTAGCCGTCCATACTGCTTGTTGCTTTAATCAATCATACAGTATTGATGAGATTCCTGAATGGACTACAGGTGATTATCGTTCTGTACTCGAAGAAGAAAACTTAGATACTATCTCAGTAGATAAGATGACTCTAGAAGACCGCGCTCAGTGGACTCAAGAGAACATTGATGTCATTGTTGAGATGGGCGAAATGCGAATGATCGCAGAAGAGGCCGAGAAGGCTATCTCTTTCTTAGCCTGTTGCATCGAGTGGTACCGTTACAGCACTACGGATGGGGACTACTATACTCGACTTCCAATCCCCATAGACGGTGCTAATAACGGCTGGCAACACCTAGGCGCTATGTCTAAGGATGCACTAACGGGTAGACTTGTTGGTCTTGTTCCTACTGAAATCCAGAACGACTTCTATGTACAGATAGCTAAGAGGCTATGCGACAGGATGCCTGAATGGTTTGAAGAAAGACAAATCCCAATGAAGCATATTCGTAAGGGCATTGCTAAACGTGCAGCTATGACTCGTGCTTATAGCTGTGGTCAAAAGAAAATGTCTGAGTCTATGTATAGCGACTGCTATCAGTACGGCTTTACTAAAGATTATAACATCTCTGCTTATGACTGTGATGATTTAAGTAACCAAGTTATTAGGGCTATCCAAGAGGTTTGTCCTGGTCCTTTGGATACCATGAAGTACTTGCAGCGGTTAGCCGACCAAGAGATTGTTAATTGGTTACAGACATATGGTACTGATAGAGGCAAAGGGATTGAGTGGACTACGCCTTCAGGTTTTCCTGTGATATATGAGTGTTATCGCACTAGACCAGCTAAGGTAGACTGTTATGGCTTCAATACGCCTGACGGAGAGATCCGCTTCAAGCACGTTATTAGGGAACATACAGATATCCCTGATCGTAGAGGCTTTATGTGCGGTATCAGCCCTAACTTTGTACACAGTATGGATGCTAGCCATATGGCTCTTGTTATAGCAGATTGGGAAGGAGACTTCGCTGCTGTGCATGACTCGTATAGTTCTCATGCCGCTGATATTGAAAGCCTTATGGTTGAAACAAGAAAGAAGTTTGTATCAATGTATGATACTGAAAACTTTTATGATGGTATTCCTTTTGGCAAGGATTATCAAGGCGATGTGCCTACAATTGGTACACTTGATATTAAGGGTGTACTTGAATCTGATTATTTCTTCTGCTAGGAGGTTACTATGGAAGATAAAGAAAATAAAAATTGGCTAGCACAAACTGGTCAGCCGTTTACAGACGCTGATTTTGTAGAGGCCGGTTTACCTAAAGAACTCATGTATAGCGAAGGACTTAATCGCTCGATGCTTGATAGCGTTCATGCACAAAATGTAGCCAGCTATATTAGCTCTGGAATGACTGAACAAGAAGCCAAAATAAAAGCAGATAAACAACGTAGCTTAGCTATTAAAGCCGCAAAGGCAAATGGGCTTACTATGTAAAACAAAAAATACCCCACAAGGTTTCCGTTACGGATTCCCTGTGGGGTATTTTTATTTAAGTATACTGATCATTTATTTCTTTCAGAATACCTGATTTTACTTTAGCAGTAATTGCTGCTTTATCATTAGCTACTTTAGCAATAAATCTATCTAGATCTTTTTCAATAGCTAATGTATTTAACGCTTCAAGAAAAAGATTGTAATAATCTTCTGGTTTAATCTTATTAGATTTTATTCCAAAAGACCAACCTGATTTAATTGCAGTTGACCTAAGTATTTTAGCTTGACGAAATGCTGCAGCTTTAATTGGATTATAATTAGGGCTGGTTGCATCTGCCTCCCCTGGAATATCCCTATTAATGACTGCGCCTACACGGTTTATTAAATCACCCATTGATTTATACTTACCTTCTAAACCAATATCAAATGTTTCTCCAGAAGCTATTTTATTTTCAACTTCTTTCTTTACATCTGCCTTAAGTTTTTTAAGTGCATTCCTTTCTGCATCAACCATAGAATAGCTATCATTGACTGCTCTAAACTGTCTATTAGCGGTATCTACTAAGTCTGGAAATGAATTAGAATCACCCATAAAAGCATCATACACTTGCATAATTAGATCATTAGGTCTACGCTTATATACTTCAGTTACAGTACGTTGAGCAATAGTAGCATCAATGTTTTGAGTTCCATTAACTGCTAATTGATTACGTAGCTTACTACCTAATCCTGGATCACTAATTTTTCCAGGCTCAATCTTAACACCTTTAGCTGATGCTGCTGCACTAGCAACTCGGCGTTTAGTGGTAAACTTAGCACGTGTTCTATCTGTTCCTGGTCCATAATTAAAGATAAATGGATCTGGGTTATCATCAATGTATTCAAATCCACCGGCTTGTACTTTAAAACCATTAGCGCCTACAATCTCCGCAATACGATCAGCAATATTAAATGCTCGACCAACTCGCTTAGCAATCTTAGCATGTTCAAGCGCACCGCCTAGCCCTGTTTTAAGGCCATGAGCAATGTAACCTGTTAGCTCTTCAATAGCTTGATCATAGCTCTCAAACTCAGTAAACATTTCAAAGTTATCATCGATAAACTTTTTAGCTGTTTCATAATGAAAGTCAGGGTCTTTACCGTAAATAGAAGTCATAATAGGAATCTTAAGAAGACTCTTTACTTTCTTTGCTTCTTTAATTTGTTTAAAAATGCTAGACCACTTTGGATCCTTAACTAGCGGATCATAAGACTCAATTTGCCCAAAGACAGCATCACGAATATCACCATTATTATCAAATGATTCATATAAAATACCGCCCTTCTTAAGGATTTCTTCTACGCCCATCTGATACGCCTGAATAACAGCACCGTTAGAGTTACCATCTACCTCTGCTTTAGCTCGTGATTCGAACTTATCACCTTTGTTTTTAGCATTATATCTAGCTAACTCGTGTAGTCCATCCATAGCAAAATAAAAACCATCTTTACCATGTTTATCTAACAGAGCTTGAAGATCCGCAGAAATAACCAATGGAGGTACTTCCGGTATTGTATCTGTTTCGCTTACTGCTTGTTTAGCTATTGTCATAACTTGTGCATTAGCATTAGTGTAAGCAAGAAGTTCATTACCAAGCTTAACATAATAGTCTAGGTTATTTTCTAGCTCCGCAAGTTGTTCTTTATGTGTCATCTTATCTGCATCAGGAATTACTGACCTTGCGATAACCCTTTTAAAGCCTTGCTCTGTTTTACTATTAGAACCTTTTATCATTAATGCAGGGACTGCTCCACCGACAAGGAATCGAGCTACCTTATCGGCTTGATAATTCAATTCAGTCTGTGTAATCATCATACGCGATGAGTTATTAATAGCAGTATATCCATAATAAAATGCTTCGTTAGCACGCATGATACCGTCTTTAAGAGTATCTTGACGCATTGCAAGATGATCATTCATGATACGAACAGCTGCATCCGAAGCGGCTTGTTGAAAAGTATCGTAGTTACCTAGCATAGCAGGAGTTAACCCTTCAATCTTAGCCCTAGCTTCGTACTCTTTAAGTATCTCTGCTTCTTTTTGAGTTAAATAACGCGCATCTTGTTTAGCGTACTTAGCGAATAAGCTGCTGCGATCTGCCTGAGTAGTAGCAAGAACACCGGCATATAACAATGCAGCATGAGGCACTACGGTATGAGCAACCTTACCTAATGAATCAATTGCTTCTTCGATTTCATCGGTTAGCTGATTAGGAGCTACCATAGTAGTGATCTTCCGCTGTGTGTAAGCGCCTTCACCACGAAGTTTACCCGAAGTTAAAGGTACTTTAGATACTGGACGCTCTTTTGTGAGCATACCTAAAGCTTTCCTAGCACCACGACGAATTTCAGCTAGCTTTTTATCGCCTTCTCGAGTAAGTCGATAAGATATTTTTGTTTTATTATTTTCCGATTTGCTTTCAAAGCTTTCAAACCAATCAAACATAGGGCTATCAGCAAAACCTTGTACTGTAACTTGCCCCAATAATGACTGTTCTTCAGGTGTAAGCCTTGATTTATAACCAAAGTTTTCTGTCTCACCAGTAAACATAGCGTTAGGGTCTGAATCAGACGGTAATGTAGGATACAGTAAACGCTCAATGCGTTGACCAATTGCCTTACCAATATTAACCCTATCTAATTCAGCATCATATCTACGCTCAGACATAGGCTTGTCTGCCTCTGCGGATTGCAGCTTCATACGATTGCCAATCTCTAGAATAACAGCTAATGCTGCTGCACGACCAAACTCAGGTCTGATGTCTGAATTAGGATCTGCCGGATTAATAGACATATTAAGCTTGTTATCGCCCTTAATTGCATAAGTAAACTTATCTACATTTGCCTTTAAAAAGTTCATTGGATCATTAGAAAATTCACCTTCAGGCATAGTTGTAGTATCTACAGGTACCCCAAAAATATTGCTTCTTCCTGCAGACAACATAAATGATTTACTACCTGCATCAATGGCAGCAGCAAGCATTTTAACCCCATCCTCTCCTGATTTAGAATCATTCATTGCATACTCTGCAAAGAGAGGTGCAAGTTCATCTGTAAGAACTGCACGTTCAACTGATTCATCACCTAATTGTTCAGTATACAAAGCTGCTGATTGCTCAGGCGTAGCTACACCCTCAACAGGTGCATATAATCCTTCGCCAAGCGTAGGAATTGTTTGTGCTTGTACTTCTGCAAGCCCTTCTTGTGAAGGAATGATTTCTGTTTGCATAGACAACTCAGCAGGTGCTAAGTTTTCAGGTGTTGGACCTGCACCTACTCTTTCTGTTGGTAACGTAGTAGAAGTAAACGCTTGTTCAGCTTGAGGGGGTGCGGCTTGTGGTGTACGATCTTGTAATTCTTCTACTGGTGTTGCCAACATTGCAGCTTCTGACTGTGCATCTGCAAGGGCTGCAGTTTGTGCGGCTGCAGCCTCTGCTCTCGCGTCAACCTCACCAGCGGCTCTTTGCCGTATCCGATCTAAATCGGCAGCAAAGGAACCTCCTGATCTTTTACCCATTATTTATTCTCCTTCTCTAAATGGATACGGGTCTGGCGACCGTCCATGTACTAAGTCTGTTATTACATTTCTAATTGGTGTGATTGGACCAATGCCAGGGATTAACCCTGTTGCTGCTTTAGCTGCACGTTCAGTTTCACCTTCACCTAATGCTTTAATTCCTCTTGCTGCAGTTCCGGCTAATCTAACAGCGGGTGAAGCACCTACTGTTTCACCAAATAACCTATCAAGTATGCTTTCATCACGGCTTCTATAAAGCGGTAATGCAGCTTGTAGCACACGTTCTCCTGTACCAAGGATACCTGATGCCTGTAAAGCCCGCTGTAATAGCTGGGCATCTGTAAGATACGGGGTGCTTCCACCAAACTTAATGAAATCTTTAAGCCATTGAGAAGCCCCTGCAAATGCCATCATAGTTACTAGCATTGCAAAAGTATTATACTTCATTGTTGGACTACCATTTTTTAAATAATCATTCCATAAACGAGGAACAATATTAGCAGTAAAGGTAGAGATAAAACCATTGAACTGAACAAAGAGTTGATAGTGTGGATCTTGAAAGAATAGAGGACGATTAAATGCGCCTGGATTTTGAATGCGATCATTGACAAAATTCCAAGTGGCAATATCCATTTGCTGATCAATAAGTTTGTAGTCTTCATCAGTAGCTGGATTGTCATCCATAAGAGTATCAAATAAAGTTTCACCTTCAAAGTTAGTAGTAGGATCATTATACTTGTTATACATATCAATCATAAGATCAACATCAATTCCAAGATTAGTTAACTGTAATAACATATCTTGTTGTGTCTGGTTTAATTCTGCATCTACAGGTTTAGCTGCAAGGATTTTAATACGATCACTTACAAACCCAGTAACTGCAGCTGCTGCTAATGCTCTTTGGAATTGAGTAAGTCCTGAAATACCTGAGTATTTAAAGAATTGTTTTTGCCACCAAGCTTTTGCAACATCGGATTCACCTAAGCCTAAGCGAGTAGCAATAGCTGCGTCATCATTAAACAATCCAGCAGCAGTCAAACGCTGCTGAGAATTACGATCAATATTGGCCTTAGGTGTATTTAAAAGATCAGGATGTATTTTCATCTCAGCAATATTTTTAAAGATGTCTCTTAGCTCACCAATAGCTTTTTCTAATGCGCGGCGAGTGTCTTTACTTCCCATACCTTGATATAGCATCATACCAAATTCTGGCAATGAACTAATCGCAGAGAGAGGAAGACCAACCATTGCCGCATAATGTGCTGCGCTATTTTGAAAGGCTGCAATCTTACGATTAAGAATAGGCTTATAATTACCTGTTCCTGCATCGATAATGCTTTTAGCACCGTAAGCAGCCCTTGCAAGTTCATCTTGTGTAGCACCTTCTTCAGCCATTTTATTAAGAAGGTAATCGATGTTCTTACCACCTGCACCAAAGAATTCTGTATAGGCTACATACTTAGATGTTTGGTTAGCTGCATTAATCATGTTCTGCAAGATATTAGTGTTAGCAAATTTATCATAACCAGGCTTTGAAGAAATAGCATCAGTAGCACCTTTAGCAGAGCCTGGAATAAACTCTACACCTTCTACTACAGAAAAGTCAGTAGCATTTTCGTTGTTAGAGATTTTATTATACAACGCTTCAAGCTCAGGTGTAGTATACTGAGTATTATCTCGCATAAACTTGAACCAAGCATTACGATTGTTTCTAACCTTCTGCCAATCCCAAGATTGATGCTTTAACCACCAATCATCTGTTACCGGAAGATCAGCACGACCTTCTTTTTGACTTTTATAAGTGCTATTTTTAAGCGTATATTCTGTATCACTAAACTCTCTTAGTTCTGTAACAGTAGCTTCAATTGCCGCTAAGTTATTTGTTACTTCAATATCACGCTCACCATTCATATAACGGCGAATCATATCAGAAATCTTTTGAGAGTTACTAATATTATCCTTCATACCAAAACGTTTAAAAGTACGCTTAGGATTAATTATTTCTAGCATATTAGAACGAATATAAGATTCTCGTTGTTCTACATTCTGACCAGAGTATAACTTACCTAAGGGTTGACCTAACAACGCATATAGCTTTTGGGCTGAAGGGAGCTTACGCAATGTTTCCGGTCCAAAGAAGTTAGTAGCAGATGCACGGTATAACTCTGGTAAATACTCAGGAGCATTTTTAATCTTATTCCAAAGATTACCTCTGTTTATTTTACCACGTTCAGCTTCAATTGATGTAATACTAGAGTCTCTACTTGGCGAAATATTTTTTGTTGCTTCAGTTAATTGCGCTACAATACTGTTGGGTCCAATATTAGTAGAACCCTGATTACCTTGCTCTAATAAAATTTGCTCGTATTCATTTGCCTTATCTGCATCACTTTTATCTAAGCCACGAGCAATACGGTAACGATCTCCAGCTTCAATGATTCTTCCTGAAGCAGAGAAGCCACCACCAAGAGTACCACCTGCAATAGCCGATGAAGTTAATAGATTAATAAACTCATCTGGGTTATAGTGTGCTCTTAGCCCACCTGCAGACATTTGTCCTGACGCAAGATAACCTAGACCCTCTTGTGCTGCTTCAGTAATGCTTTCTGCTAACGCACCTTTACCTGCACTCTTAAGTACTTCTTTAAGTATACCACTATTATTAATGTTATCCGAAGCAAAGTTACCCATGCCTTGAATTGTTTCTTTAATAATGGCTTGTGATGCTGTACGTACTTCTTCTTTAGCTGCCATGATAGAAATGTTTTTCTTACTAGCAAGTTGTTTAGCTAGTTCGGCACGTCCACGAGCTGTTAAAACACTTGAGGGTTTCATAATTCCAGCCATACCAAGACGGTCTAATAGAGCCATTCCAGTACCAGCTAAGATTGATCCTGCTGCTTCAGCCCTGCCTTTTGGTCCTTGGATATCATTCCATACCTGACCAGCATAAGTAGCTCCGGTAGAGCCATAAGCAATAACTGCAGATGCACCACCAGTTACAGGTGCTGCGAGTGTACCCGCTGTGAGTGTAACTAAGTATGGAGCAGACATAGCGAGGTTGTTAGACATATAACCCCAAGCATCCCATAGACTATCTACATCACGGTAATCCATATTAGTGAGAGCAGGAGCAGCTAAGAGATCTTCTTTAGCCATATCGACTTTATCAGCGCCCCATTTCTTTAGTGTCTCACTACCTAGACTTACTCCGGCTAACTCTGCAAAGCCAGCTAGACCAGTAGCCATACCTGTCCAACCCTGGTTCCATGCGGTTCCGAATTGATTTAATGCAACATTTTCTCTTGTTCTATCTGGGCTTCTGAACTCAATGGCTTGGAATGGAACTCCGCGAGCATCATAATTACCCGACTGAGTAATCTCCATTGCCCTACGGATGTCTTCTTCTCGTGTTAAATCAAGACCCATTTGACTAGCAACTGTTTCCATTACTGCCTGAGAATACTCTTGCTCATTAGTAGCAGTGGCCTTAAATGTTACTGGTCTGTTTTGAATTGCGCTCAATTCTTTAGCTACAATATCATCGTACTTACGGGCTTGCCCTAGCTGTTCAGCAATACGCCCTTGTAATACTGCCTGTTGTCCTGCTTCATCAGTAAAGCGATTAACATCAATAGCACCAGCATTATAAAGAGTATTAGTTAGATCATCACCTAGATTATTTTTAAGGCGTACACGTTTACGACCAAAAGAATCAGTACGATCTAAGTCTTCAATAACATTGAAACCACCCGCTGAAGCAATGCCCTCAACTGCTTTAGTAGTTTCATCGCCGCCTAGTTGACCGCGTTTAAATCGGAGGCCGACATCTTCATCTTGTAATACTTTAGCAGTTTCAGGCGCATTATACCCTTCAACACGATAGCTTTGATCGCCATCAGTAAAGGTATCAGCATCAACCCAAGTATAGGTCTTGCCATCTGCTCCTTTAAATTGTCTAGCCATGTAGACCTCCTATATAAAAATAAAGTATCCCTTGGGATCCTCCCCTATAAGGGTGTGTTAAGGATTTCCCAAGGGATTTCAAGTAGTTATTTCTTACCAGCTAATAAAGCATTGATTTCATCAGCAGGAGTATTTGCTGCCCACCAAGTAAAGGCACTCCATTGAGAAGTTTCAGCTTTTTCATTTCTCTTTCGAGCTTGATTAGCTGCCTCTGCTCTTTCTGCATCACCAAGCTTCTCAGACCATGCAAGATTAATTGCTTGCCATTCAGCACGATATTCTTCAGCGTAACCTGGCTTTCTAGGATCTTTAATATCCATATCTCTGCGAACAATATCATCTAGCTTCTTTAGGTTTTGAGGAGATGTTCCCGTGATTTGAACTTGATCAATACCAGTTAGTGGTGTAATCATTTGTTCCCTAATATAAGACTCAAGGTTTCCTGGCGTTGTACCTTTCTTACCAGACTTATTATATTGTGCTTGTGCATCCATATAACTATCAATACCGGCTTGAATACCTTGTCTGATTCTATCAGAGTTGTTTATATTAATACCGTTAGAACGAAGAATATTACGGTAAATAGAATTAGCCTCTTCACCTATCTTTTGTTTATTTATCTTAACTAGGTTTTTATCGTCAGCAGTAAGACCGGCTTTATCATTAGCTGGGGCTACCGCTGCTTCTGCATAGTTGCTAAACGAACTGATAACTGCCTTGTCTCCAAAAACATCTTTATCATAAGGCTGAACAAGATCACCTAACTCCGAAGCTTTCTTATAACCACCCCCAGGAACTTTAATATACTGGACGCCCTTATCGTCTTCCCAAGCTTGCATTTGACCTACACCTGTTACATAAAAAGAACCAGTAGCCTTTTTAATGTTAAGGGAAGCTGGCTTCTTCTTTAAAACAGAATAGTCTCTAGTCTTTTCGAATTCTTTGCGAGAAGCCTCAGTAAAGTCTTGATAGTCTTTGCTACGGATATCTTCTTGATACTGTTTTTCTTGAGCATCAATTCGCTTAACATAATTTTTCATTGAGTAGTTAAGTGAGTCACCATGATCATAACCCATAATGCGAGAACCTGCATAGGTAACAAGCATCCTGGCGATTTCAGGTCCACTAAACATACTAGAGAAAGTATCTTTAAACCAGCCACCAACTTCACTAGTTACTTCATCAAACTTGGATTTAACTTCAGGATTCTTAGGCAAAGAATTAATAAGTTGATTAATCCCTGCTTCGCCCTCAAGAGTAATCTCATTAACGGGTCCAAGCTGTTGCATAATCATTCCAGCAGCATTTTTCTTTTGCGTTGTTTCTGTAGTATCTTCTGGTTTAGGCGGTGCATCATCATCCGGTTTTGGCACTTCAGCATATAGTTGACTTTCTCTAGCTGCAACAGCGTCAGCTTCTGCAGTAGCTGTAGCTGCATCTTGTTTAGCTTTATTTGCTTCTGCTTGTGCAATATTAGCCCGATCATCTAATCCCGCTGCTTTTAACTTATCTGCTTTTTCCTGAGCTTTTTCTGCTATTTTTATTTTATTTTGAGCTTCTTTTTCAGCAGCAATACGCTTACTAAATGCATCTTGTCTTTCAGGAATAACTTTAATCCGATCAACTTTTTCCGCTTGAGTACGAATATCTTCTGCACTTGCTCCAGTAGTAATCATTTCTTCTAGTATTTGTTCATTTCTAGCAAGCGCAGATTCAGGACTATCAATTACAATTTGATTACCACTAGGCATAATGTTAAGCGGAGTACCGACACCAGAAAGTTTTTGATTCATTAACTTATCTCTTGCAGCTAATGCTTCTTCCCTATCTATAACCCCATCTTTATTTAGATCATATATATTATATTTGGGAACTTCGGCTATCGTATTATATGCATCATCAATATCACCGCCTGCCTCATTAGGAAGAGACGTAGTCACTGTTGGTTTTGGTATTTCTGTTGTTGTTAATGGAACAGAATTCATAGCTTCTAAAATAGCTTCGTCCCGAATACGCTGATCTTCACTACCTGCAATTTGAGTAGGTACACGAGGTCCAGTTACAGGATCTGAGTATTGACTAAAATCAATTGGTTCTGGAACAGGTGCAACTGGAGCTGGAACATTACCAACAACTTTTCTACGAGTAACACCAAACTTATCTGGATCAGACATATTATCCATTATTTTACCAGCATAAGCTTGTCCACGTGGTCCAAGCGCTTCTGTTCCAGCCTTAGCTTTGCGAACATTGCCTGCACCAGAGTGATAAGCAGTAAGTACTTCTTCTGGAGTAAAGTCAGGATTAGCGCTAGCAATACCTGTTAAATAATTTCTAGCAAATTCTCTAGACTTGACAGGATCACGGATATCTTCTACTGCAAGCGGAGGAACATTCATTCCAGGCTGTTGAGCTGTTGCTGGCATAATCTGATAAAGACCTTGCGCTCCTACTTCAGAAGTAGCCATAGGATCACCTGAAGATTCAACCATTTTAAGACTGTCAAGTACTTCATCAGTTAACCAAGAAGGTACTTTACTGCCTACAGCAGAATACATAGGACCGCCGTCTCTATCACCAAGCCGTTGGCCTAGACTATTTAGCATCCCATCATAACGCGGTACTTCCATTCCACCAGCAGAGTAAACGGGTGGAACAATACCACCATCATTTTTAAAAGGATTCCATTGTTCCCAACCTTCTTTAGCTGCGTCAGATACATCCCCTAAGAAAGAAGAATCTTTTTGTTGCATACCTAAATAAGTATTTCCTTTCCAAAGCCCTATTTGACCATTAGGCATTTTACGCTTTGTAATTTTTTGACCGCTAGCAGAATAAACGGGTTTACTTGCAACTGCTTTTGCAGCTTCTGTAACACTCATTCCTTGATTAACCAGATCAACTATTTTATTTAAAGTTGATTTGTCTGTTGATAAACCTACTGCTTGGGCGGCTTTAACAAACTCATTACCATCTATATTGGCTGCTGGCATTTTACCGCCTTGTGCTTGATAGGTAGGAATAGGTCCACCTTGTGCCTGTTGGATAGCACGACCTTGCTCATTCATCTCATCAATTTTTTCTTGATTACCAGGAAGACGAGATGCTTCGGCATTAACAACGTTCTCTCCAGGGGTTAACCATGCAGGGACTGTGTCAGTACCTTTAGGTTCTCCAGGGTGTGTGCTAGAGTCTGCACCGTTATAACCGTCTACTTCAGGGATAATCATCATCATAGGTACAGTAAGGTCTGGTTCGAAGAATTCGAAAGATGTCATGTTTCCATAACGGTCTTTCTGTGAAAAACTTTTTAGTTTCATTCTATTCTCCTATTTAGCAGACAAAGGTCCACCATACTTTACTGTGTAGGCTTCACCGCCAGCTGACTTATATTGTACTTGAGATACCGGCCCTTTACTTCCACCACTAAGCATTGAAGCTAACCCCATTGGGATACCTTCTTCTTTTGCTTTATCCATAAGCATAGGCATTAGGCCACCCATGTTAGCGTGTAATGGTCCAACATGACCACCCTTATTAAACAAACCAAAGGCTTTACCAGCAAGCATTGCAGCGCCAATGTAGGGTACTGCTGTACCCAATGCTGCCATCCCTGCACCCATGCCACCTGCCGCAGCTGCGCCAGTTCCGGCTGCTGTTCCTGCTGCAGAAGTTAATGCAGGAGTAGCTGCGTTTGCCGCTAATGTACCAATAGCTTCACCACCTGCACCCGCCGCAAGCTCTGCAGCAGTTGCACCACCAACTTGACTTGCAATATTTGCAGTTGGAGCAGCACTACTAAACATTCCTGTTAGTGCTTCTCCTGCTGGGGCTATAACGTTTTCATTCATAAGAGTAGCACCCTTATCAACTGTAGCAGTCATAGCTTTATTAGCTGCCATATCAGTCATTTGTTGTGCAGCTGATTTTTCTTGAGGTGCCATTGGTTGAGGGGCTGGTCTATAGAGTGGTCCTTGTCTTTGTTGAGGTTCATTACCTAACCTAGCTAGTTGAACAGCCATTACTTGCCACCTCCGCTCTGAGTAGATGTTTGTTGTTGTGGTGCATTACCAAGGTATCCGAAGTAGCGCGAAGCTACCGTGTGAGGTGCATCAAGCCGTTGTTGCTCATACTGTTGTTTAGTAGTCCCTACTTCACCGAGACCAGTAATGCCACGCTCCATTGTTGCTTGACGGTCTTTTTGTAACTCTAATGAGCGATCAGCAACAGCTCCCATCATAGCTTTTTCACCACGAGCAGAACCAAGTCCACCCCCTGCAGCTGCCATACCAGAAGCGCTACCCATAATATTTTCTAAGTCACGTCTACGAGCCGCGCTAGTGTCGTATACTCCAGTACCAGCCATAGCATCTTCAGCTGCTTTCTTCTGTGCTTCCAATGCTTGTAGTTGTTCAGGAGTCATTGCTGCAACTACAGCATCAGCGCCACCAGCTACATCAGCCTTATACTTAGAAGTAACATCTGCTAGAACATCTTTAAGATATGGTTTAAACTCAGGATCAATACCACTTACGGTTGTTGTAGTTTTAGGACCACCTTTATTACAAATATGATTATTGAAATGCTTATGTAGAGACTTTGGAGCGTCCTCCGGTACTTCTACTCGCATATCAAAGATTCCTAGATTTGGATTCGAATCTTCGAACATTTAATTCTCCTGTATTACGCCTCTGACTGAGACATGAATTGCCGAATTATAACGGCGTTGCAAGAAACGACCATAATCCATAGCTTCTTGCTCGCTACGAATAGAGTCGGCTCGCCAATGCTTACCACCATACTCTTTAGTATGTGCAATCATGGCATCGAATAAACGATAGACTGTAAAGGCGTTATTGTGGTCATGATCAACAATACAATCCTTAACATCCATTATATATTCGTTAGTATAGTAGTTAGTAAAAGATTCAGCAGAAAGAAAACCCCTTAGCTGCCCGTCTATATAGTCGCCTATTACAAGCGCATGAGGGGTTTCTTTTTGTTTTTCTACCAGTCCAACAAAATACTTTATCCATACAGCTTCATTTCGTTTATAGCCAAAGTACTCATTGTCTTCTGTTGATTTATTCATTAGCGTAATAGCTTCGAATACATCATTGTCCTCTAGTTTTCTTATCATATTTAACTTGGCTTTGTAGGCCAATCCTCTTCTTGTAGCACAGGCCAATTACTATGCGTAGTAATATCTCTTAATGCCTGTCGATAAACCTGCCAATCTGCTAATGTTCCTGGAAATATAGCATCTGATAGTTGCGTATAGTCTGATTCTTGAATTAGTCTATTTCTAGTAATTCTATTTCTATAAGCAACTTTTTCACCTGCTTCATAAAAAGAAGCATTGTCTATACTATAATGTGTAGCTTCTTCAGGAGGAAAAATATTAGTTAACACAAGTTGTTCTTCGTTAGCCTCTGAATTAAGTTGTGTTGTATGTCCTCTTACTAATATTTCTTCTGTATTTCTATCTACAACAATATAATAAATCATTATACTTCCTCTCTTATTTCTTGCAATTGACCACTAACATCTACATATAAATAGAGGCTGCTAATTCTACCGAGTACCATATATAAAGAAGTTGGATCTGCGTTAACCAGTCCTGATACTAAGCTAATGTGACCTCCTGAAAATCCAGGTGATCGTCCTGGCATTGCTCTATAATCAACAGTTTGACACCAAGGTACTCCGCTAATATAACCTATACCGCCAATTGTAGTACTTATATAACTTGTAGAAAATGTAGAATTACTCTGCGCATAGCTAACATACCCTGGGTATACCCTAACTAATGCTACATATAATACTTGAGTTTCAAAAAATGCATGACCAATAATTGAATAGAGAATATTTGATATGTAGTCTGGGCTATTAGAAGCAACTAATTCTACGGATTTATACCAAGGTCCACCTGCTGAATAGCCACCAGAAACACCACTTGCAGTATTAACAATTAATCCTGCATTAATATTAGATGCGCTTAATGCTCCCTCAACTACTAAGTTAGATACATTTAAAGTACCACCATTGATGGCTGCATCACCATTTTTTTGGAATGTATAACCTGCATTGCCTGGATAAAACTTTAAATCTGTATTTACTTTTAAGCTTGTGCTTGTTCCTGCCCATTGGAAAGTTGTAGAACTATTAATACTACTTAAAACAAGATAGCCATAATCATTATTACTTGAAGCAGCAGTAATAAAACCTGCTTCTGAAATATTGAAGTTAGCAAAAGTATTAGAATAAGTAGGATAGTTCAAATAAATTGTAATAGTATCTCCAGGGACTAGATTTGCTATAAATCTGGTTACTGAACTATCTTTCCTAAACTTAAGTATTTTTCTATTAGATGGTGAATCTACAAAATCATTCCAACTAGTAGGTGTAATTACTGTATTTGAAGGATTATTAGCAAAATTATAATGATTAGAAAGAGTCCAACTTCCTGAAGCTAAACTGGTAGGTGTTGTAGAAAAAGTATCATATGAATCGTATAATCGCCCTGCTAACGGGGATATGTATACGCCTGTACTAGTTGAACCATCCCAACTAGTAGCTTCAATATTACCTCTAATGTCAACATTATTAAACTCAGCATCACCGCTAGCCCTTTGTATTTGCCAACCACTACTGCCTGCTATATAATTATCAGACTGTATATTAGTACCAAAGTTTACTGATGCAATAGGCGTGTCAAATGTTACTGTAAGACTACCTGTTGGTGGCTCAATAACTCTAAACCTTGATGACCAGAACAAAGCAGTAGTACTAGTAATATTCACAGTAACAGGACTCGTTTGCCATCCGCTAGTTAATCCTGTAAAGGCACCTGTCGTAAAGTTATAGCTTGTAGCTGTTGGTGTTCCAGGATTACTTGCGGAGGCTTGAGTATAATACACAAGACCGGATTCTACTTCTGTAGCTGGAGTACCATCTTCTACCATCTTAACAGGCGCAGACCAAGTAAGATTAGTATCTGTACCAGTAGTGCCTGATATGGTTGCTATTGTAGTTACGATATAAACAGGATCTGATCCCGAAGGAAACGTTTGAGACCAACCACCAGCGGGTGGTGTTAAAGTCTTTGTAGCAAAATCATATGAACCACCAGTAGGTGTTGATGGAGCACTTGCTGCCCTTAGATACGCTTCAATTACAATAGAGCTACTTCCATTAACCGCAAATATTTCAGGTGTAGACCAGCTAGCTGCTGGAATTATTTCTTGTCCTACGTTAGCAGAAATATTAACCGTAGTTATCCAAAGATAATCACCGTTAGCTGTGCCTGGAGGAGAAGTTTCCCAATTAGCCGAACCAAAAGGAGGCGAAGTTGTAAAGCTAGCTTGACTATAATCATAAGTAAGGTCTTGAGCAATAGCAGCAGGAGCAACTGCAGTTGTTGTTCTTGTATAAAGATAAACAGTTGCTGCACTAAAGCTATTAACGCTAATTACTGCTGCTTCACTTGGGTTTACACTTGGCGCAAGTAATCCTTTGTTAATAGCCTCAGTAACTTGATTCATCCACGAATCTTGAGGACTATCACCAGATATAGGTGGACGAATAATGGCCATTATCTAGTTCCTCCTTTAAGGATCTCATACTGTAATCCAGAAACATTCCACTCATTAGTGGCTGTTTCGGTTAACTTATAGTTTAGGAATCGTCCTGATTCCTTAATATCTATTTTATAATCACTTGCAACTACAAAGCTATTAGTAACGCCTGTTGTTGGATTAACATTATCTCCTGGGTAATTACTACCTTTAACGTACATTGTTAGTGTAGCATTAGCGCCCTCTACTTTCATTGCAATAGTAGATAATGTTTCAGTATCAAACTCAGGACTCATAGCAAGCCTTCTACGCTCTACAAATGATTCATAGGCAGTAGAGTCTACTAAAGAGTAAGTCTTATCACCATACATCAACTCTGTTCCGTAAGCAAACAAAGGAACTCTTTCATTAGGGTTATTATTATAAGGCGCAATATCACCTGAAGTAATAGTACTATTCATTCTACGAATAGTCCAATTATTTAACCTATAGTTCCAAATAAGACATTCATTAATTGTTGTGCTGCTACCTTTAGGATAGCAAATCCATAGCTCATCTTTAGACTGATAACGTAAGATAAAGAGTTTTTGTTCTTGTGCTTTATTTAAGTTATCAATGAGATAACGCCGAACTCTGCCATCAGCTACTGATTTAATAGAGCCAGGATGTCCTCCGAATACATAAATATCGTTACTGCCAACAACAAAGTGTTGACCATCGTACTCTTGAATTGCTTCAATTGTTTGAGCGCCATAGCTATCTGTTACTGTAGAAAAAGAAAACGGTATAGTTGAACTTCCTGTTTGTTCAAGTGAATGAATAGAACTATTAGTATAGATATACATTCTACCTTGTAACTCTGCCATGTCTTGTACGGTGCCAGTTGAAGATAATGTAAATTCATCTGCTGTGTTAGTACCAGCAGCAAACGGATTCCAGTTAGCGGGTACTGCTCCAGGCGCAGCAACATCAGATGTTCTTACTACACCAGCTAAACGCCTTACAATAACTGTATTAGTGTTATCATACTCTGTAAGATTACCAGCAACAAGAAGATTTTTATAGGCTCTAATAACACCACAACGTACACGGACTACATTAGTAGAACGTACTTTACAAACAACAGTATCACCGTTTTGTATCATAGAAACGCTAGGTGTTATAATTGTTGTGTTAGTTGAAGCCTGATTAGAGCAGGTAAACGTAGTTTGATTATTACCATCTGCATCATCTGAGTTGCTTCCTAATGCACTAAACTTAGCATAGTTTCTAATTGTATTAGTAGCACTATTAATAATAGTAATTGTTGCTTCTTGTTTACTAAAGTCTACTAGCTGTCCTAGATTAAAGTCTAGTGTTTGATTAGCAGAGTCCCAGACAGCAGAAGATATTTCTTCATTAGCATAATAAGAATCCCAACCTGGAAGTTCATACATATCTAAGTTAGCAATATTAGTATTTCCAGGAATATCTTGAACATACAGTGGTCTTTCAACTCCATTATTAATAATAAAAGTAAAACCACCATTAAATAAAGTATGTTGCCAAACACCGCCTTGTGCAATCCCTGATTTTAATACCTCAGTAGTCTGCACACCATCATTCTTTAATGCGTGTATTGTATCTGTAGAGCCATTGTTAGTTACTACAATATAATAACCAGTTCCAGGATTAAGGTTTGGGTTATCCCAAAACGCTACGTATATAATAGGATCGGAAAAAGGCGTTGTTATCGCCTCCTCTCCTTCCATCTTTCTAACTGCACCATCTCTAAATCTAACATTAAGACAATCAGTAAAAATGTTTTGTGCAAGAGAAGCGGCAGGTAAATCTTTTACTACACCTGCAGATGCTATATCATTAATCGGTACGACTTGACCTGCCATTTATTTCTCCTTTAAGAACACTCTTTTTGGCCAGTAAGCGGGTCGATAAAGCAAGCTTCAACCTTTCCTTCTTCTGTAGCCATTTCCTGAGTTTCGCCATGTATCGTCTTTTCTTCTTCCACGGTTTCTTGATTAAAGATCCCGAACCTTTTACCACTAAGTCTGAACGTTGTGCATCCCTTCGCCCCGCCTTTCCAGGCATCAACATAGACCTGTTTGAACTCATCATACGATACATCGTCTCCCACGTTACACGTTTTAGAACACGCTGAGTCAATGTATTTTTGTGCCATGAGTAAGACTTCGAGGTGATCTTGTACACTAATATCATTAGCAGACTTACCCTCAACTCCTTTAGAGTAGGCATAATCTTCTACACGCTCAACAATTGGACCATTAAAAGTTTGAATAGTTCTGTCATAGTAATGACTAAACACTGGCTCAATACCACCACTTACGTTATTTGCACAGAGACTAATAGTTCCTGTAGGTGCAATTGAAGTAAGGTGGCTATTGCGAATACCGTTCTTCTCAATAAGATTAATAACGTCTTCACTCAGTGTTTGAATAAATTTACCTGCTAGGTGTTTTTCTGCGTTATACAGCGGGAATGTCCCTTTCTCTCTTGCAAGTTCAGCTGAAGTTCTATAGGTTTCGTCTCGAAGCGTCTCGAAGACGGTAGCCATCCAAGTAAGGAAATCAGCTGAACCGTATTCGAATCCAAGCATTTCCCCTGCGTTTGCGAGACCAGTAACTCCCAATCCCATCCGTCGTTTATTTCTTGCTTCATCTTCTTGTTCCTTAAGTGGGTAAATAGTACGATCAATAACGTTATCCATTGCACGAACTACTTCGTGAATATCAGCTTCAAACTGAGGATAATCAAATCCGTTTACTTCATTTACATACTTAGTAAGGTTAAATGAACCAAGTAGACAAGCACCAAACGGTGGTAGTGGTTGTTCACCACAAGGATTAGTTGCTTCAATCTTTTCGCAATAGTAGAGATTGTTCATTTCATTAATACGATCTAAGAACAATACTCCAGGCTCTGCCCAATCCCAAGTAGATTGCATAATCTCATCCCACAGTTCTACAGGATCAATCATGTTATAGACTCGACCTTCAAACTCTAATGGGAATAAACTACCTTCTTCTAGACACACCATAAACTTATCTGTAATACCTACAGAAATATTAAAGCCTGTTAGCTTATCGCTATTTCTTTTAGCACGAATAAAGTCGTAGATGTCAGGATGATCCACCCGAAGAACGCCCATCTGTGCGCCTCTGCGGTGTCCACTACTAGCAATTGTTTGACAGATAGCGTCATAGATACCCATAAAAGAAACAGGACCACTTGACTGTGACTCAAGCGATTTAATAAGATCACCACGAGGTCTAATACGACTAAAGTCATACCCAATACCACCACCACGGCGCATAGTTTCTGCTGCCTGTGTAGCTCGTAGCATAATGCTATCCATCGAGTCATCGATAATACCACTAACAAAACAGTTATAAGCAGTAGTAATCCGAGGACTACCCATTGCATTTTGTACGCGACCCGCTGGAAGGAACCTCATGTTACCAAGGATATCTTCTAGTTTATATTGATGCTCAATGCCATCGCTGAGTGCCTTTGCTATTCGTTTTACTTTCCCATCGAAGGTTTCACCTTCTAGTCGGTACTTCATGCGATCAATTTCTTCTGAAATAGGCATTGATGGGCCTACATACTCTGTGTTTCTCATGTGATATCATCCTATATTTATAGTGAACGTTTTTCCCCTTATAGGGCGTTTTTTACACTACGCATACGGGCGACAAGTCTCTCTGCTCTGTTAGTTACTTGCTGATACCATCTACTATCAACCATCTCTACTGCAGCTCGATGCCAATCACCAGCCTCTACAGCCGCCTTCATACCTTTAAACTTACTTAGCCGAGGATAACCCATATTAAACATCATATTAGCAATAATTAATTGGACTTCTTCGGGCAAAAGCTCAAAGTTTGAGTATAGTTTTTTGCAATCTTCGAGCACAATTCGGGTGTCGCTAGCGAAACACTCATTGACTCTATCTTCTGAGACAGGTGTGCCAGGTGCCTGTCCATACTCAGGATCGCTATCGAGAATAAGATGACCAATACCGAAAGTAGGGAGGTTAAGGTGATCCAAGTAGATCTCATACTTACATCCTTCATCGATCTTAAGTTCCTCTCTAAGCTGTTCTATATTCATGTTGTCCTCACTGTAGCTGCTTTAGTATTCTTAACATACTGCTTACCTTGTTTAATACCCTTACGTTTCTTTTTAGTTGTTGCAGCATATTCTTTATCAGTAAGACTAGCAAGTTTAGCTTTAGGCAAGTACCTTTCGCCTGTAGCATCTTTCCCTACAATAGAATTCTTACCGCTTTTAGTACGCCAATCTTGACCAGTCCATTTAATCATTGAAATGGCTTCTTCTGAGAGTGGTCCTTTTCTTTTAGGCTTTCTTTTTGGAGATCTCATGACGTATAGCCTCCACCCTTAGCCTTATATTCTCTTGCCACCATTTGCATTTTCCTAGCACTGTTTTGTCCAGGCTTGCCGCCTTTACTACCTGCAAGAATTCGTTCATAGATACTCTTACGCAATGCTGGCTTAGTATAATTACCTGCACTATTAACAGTGCTTTTCTTTTTCTTTGCTAGTGGACCTGGTCGCTTCATCATTTAGCCTTCCCCTTAACCTTTTCAAATGTTCTAAGTCCACCAAGACCAAGCATACCCATAAGTACAGTCATAAGTGTTTCCATTTCAAATTCAGGCAAAGTAGGAATTTCTACAGCAAACCAACTAACAAAGAATAGGGTTATGGGTAATCCTACAAAGTGCCAGAATAGTGCAATACCACATGTCCACCCGATAAAAGGTCTCCAACCCGCTACAAACATATTACGACTAGCAGCTTCTGCCTTGTTTATTTCTAGTTGTCCTTTAGCTAACTCTTGAGCATGTCGCTCACCCATAGTAGCTAGCTCATGAGCAATCCTAGCCTTTTCATCTGCATCAGGAATAAACTTATCTAGTAGTCCTGTTACGGGACCAATTAAAGCTTGTATCATATACCAGTGCCTCCTTCTGATAACCTACATTTAA